CGAGATGCCGCTGGTGAAGTCGAAGTCCGAAGCCGCGTTCAAAAAGAACGTGAAGACCGAAATTGCCCACGGCAAGCCGCCGAAGCAGGCCGTTGCCATCGCTTACGCGACGAAACGGGCGGCAGCAGCGAAGCCGGCGAAGAAAAAGTAAACGGCGCAAGGATTTGCGTTTGGAATCGAATGGCAGAGCGTGGCGCACAAATCGGCAACCAGAACGCGGCGAAAAGCCGCATGTTCTATGACAAGCTGCGCTTGGTGCTCACGCAGGAACCGCATCGCCTGCGGCAGATCGCCGAGCAACTGGTGAGCAAGGCCGAGCAAGGCGAGGCGTGGGCGATCAAGGAGCTCATTGACCGCGTGGATGGCAAGTCCGTGCAGGCCATGACCGTCGCCAACGAGGACGGCTCGCCCCTGCTGGCCGGCATCCGCGTGGAGTTCATCCGGCCAGGCTCGACGCCCAGCGCCGCGCCGGCGGCCGCGCCCGAGGTCGCCGATGGAAGCCCAAGCCGTCTTCCCTGAAAAGCTGTCCTGCCTGTTCGACCCGCCCCGGTCGCGCTATCGCGTGCTGTATGGCGGGCGAGGCGGCGCAAAGTCCTGGGGCATCGCTCGGGCCTTGCTGATCAAGGCCGCCCAGGCGCCGATGCGCATCCTGTGCGCGCGGGAGTTCCAGACGAGCATCCGCGACTCGGTCCACAAGCTGCTGGTCGATCAGATCGACGCGCTTGGCATGATGGGTCTCTACGAGATCACGCAGAGCAGCATCCGTGGGCGCAACGGTAGCGAGTTCTTCTTCGTCGGCCTCAAGAACAACATATCGAACATCAAGTCGTTTGAGGGCGTCGACATCTGTTGGGTCGAGGAAGCGCAGTCGGTGAGCCGGCTGAGCTGGAACGTGCTGATCCCGACCATCCGCAAAGAGGGCTCGGAAATCTGGGTGTCGTTCAACCCCGAGCTCGAGCAGGACGAGACCTACCAGCGGTTCGTCGTCAGGCCGCCGCCTGGCGCGGTGGTGCAGAAGATCAACTGGTCCGACAACCCTTGGTTCCCTGAGACGCTGCGTGCCGAGAAAAACTCGCTGAAAGCCCGCGACCCTGCGGCCTACGCGACCGTCTGGGAGGGCGTCTGCCGGCAGACCGTGGACGGCGCGATCTTCGCCCGCGAGCTCGAGGCCGCAGACATCGAAGGCCGCATCGGGCGCGTGGCGTATGACCCCGCTAAGCCGGTGCATGCGGTGTGGGATCTCGGCTGGAGCGACCAGACGGCGATCTGGTTCGTGCAGTTCATCGGCATGGAAACGCGGCTGATCCGGTACATCGAGGACAGCCAGAAAACGATCACGCACTACCTAGCCGAGCTGCAGAAGTTCGGCTACGTCTACGATACGATGCACCTGCCGCACGACGCGCAGAACAAGACGCTGGCCGCCAACGGGCGCAGCATCGAGGAGATTGTGCGCGCAGCTGGGCATCGCGTGGCGATTCTGCCCAAGGTTCCCGTTACCGACAGCATCAACGCAGCGCGGACGATCTTCCCGAACTGCTGGTTCGACCGCGAGAACGCCGGCGAGGGCTTGCAGTGCTTGCGCCACTACCGCTACGAGGTGGACCCCGACACGGGCCAGTTCAGCCGCAATCCGCTGCACGACCAGTACAGCCACGGCGCCGATGCGTTTCGCTACATCGGCCTCATGATCCGCGACCCGCGCAAAGCGCAGCGCCGCGTGCCGACGCCGCAATTCGTGCGGGCCGACTCGCACGCCTGGATGGGCTGATCCGGCCCGCCGCACCACACACAGGAGCCCACGATGGCCTACCAGACTGCCGACATGAGCGACGACCCCCGCATCAGCGCCGCGATGAAACTGCTGCGCACGGTGGCCGAAGCCGACAGCGCGAACCGCCGCGAGGCGCTCGAGGATCTGAAATTCTCAGCCGGCGACCAGTGGCCGGTGGAGCTCCAGAACTCGCGCAACCTCGAGGCCAGGCCGTGCCTCACGATCAACAAGGTCGATGCCTACGTGCGCCAGGTCTGCAACCAACAGCGCCAGCAGCGCCCGCGCATCAAGGTTCATCCGACGAACACGGCGGCCGACGCGAAGGTGGCCCAGGTGCTTGAGGGCATCACGCGGCACATCGAGGTCAACAGCAACGCCGACGCGGCCTACGACCACGCCTTCGAGTACGCCGTGCGGATGGGGTGGGGTTACTGGCGCATCGTGACGGACTATGTGCGCGAGGACTCGTTTGAGCAGGAAATCTTCATCCAGCCCATCGACAACCCGTTCACCGTGTATTTCGACCCGCACAGCACCGCGCCTGACGGCAGCGACGCCGAGCAGTGCCTGGTGACCAGCGTGATGTCGAAGACCGAGTTCCGCGCGATGTACCCCGACGCGGATGACGGCACCGGATTCCTGGCCCGCAGCACGGGAGATGCGAACGCCGAGTGGATCATGCGCGAGGACATCCGCGTGGCCGAATACTTCCACTTTGAGCGCAAGGCCGACCAGCTGCTGCTGCTGTCCGATGGCACGCGCGTGTTCGCCAGCGAGGCCCCGAGCGAGGAGGTCATGCTGCAGGACGGCGTGTACATTGTCGCGCGCCGGCCGTCGGTCAAGAAGCAGCTCAAGTGGTGCAAGCTCACCGCGCTGCAGGTGCTTGAGGAGCGCGATCTCGACGGGCGTTACATCCCCGTCGTGCCCGTCTACGGCATGCGCCTGACGGTCGAGGACAAGCGCAAGAAGATCGGCTTGGTGCGCTACGCCAAAGACCCGCAGCGGATGTACAATTTCTGGCGCACCAGCATGACCGAATCGGTCGCGCTTGCGCCGAAGGCCAAGTGGTTGCTCGCCGAAGGCCAGGACGAGGGTCACGAAACCGAGTGGGCGCAGGCGAACACGCGCTCGGCCCCGGTGCTGCGCTACAAGCAGACCGACATCGAGGGCCGCCAGGCGCCGCCCCCGACCCGCCTGCAGCCCGAACCGCCGCCATCTGGCGTGCTGGCTGCGGCAGAGACAGTCGCGTTCGACCTGCAGACGGTCATCGGCATCATGGACCCGTCGCAACTGCCCACGGGGAATATCTCAGGGAAGGCGTTGTCCGGTCAGCAGCAGCAGATCGACATGACGAACTTCCATTTCTACGACAACCTGACGCGCAGCATCCGGCACACGGGCAAGATCATTCTGGATCTCGTTCCCTACGTCTACAGCGAGCAGCGCGTCATGCGCATCATCGGCGCCGACGGCCAGCCCAATCTGGTGACCATCAATGAGCGCGTGCAGGACGCGATGGGCGCGTTCAAGGTCGTCAACGATGTCACCGTGGGCGAGTTCGACGTGGTGATGGACACCGGACCGGGCTACCAGAGCAAGCGCATGCAAGCCGTTGAGGCCATGCTGCCGCTGCTGGGCGCGAATGAGCAACTGTTCCAGGCCGCTGGCGATCTGGTGTTCCGCAACATGGACTTCCCCGGCGCCGAGGTCATCGCAGACCGGCTGGCTGCGGTGAACCCGCTGGCGCAGATTGACGAGAAATCCGATGTCCCGCCGCAGGTGCAGATGCAGCTTGCGCAGTCGAAGGCGATGATTGAGGACATGCAGCAGCAGCTGCAGGCCATGCAGATGGCGATCAAGACCCGGCAGGATGTCGAGGGCATCAAGCAGGAAGGCGCTGACCGCCGCATGCTGATGCAGCTCACCAGCAGGGCGCACAACACCGATACGATCAACGAAGCGCGGGCCAACCAGACTGCGGTGCAAGCCATCGCCGGTCAGAACAAGGCCGAACTGGATGCGATGACCAAGCTGATCCTCGCCGGCGTCGATCTGAGCGCGCTGCGGGCAGAGATTCAGCGCAGAGACATTGAGCTCGCGGCGTCTGCCGTGTATGCCGAGCAGGATGTCGGCGATACCGGCAATCCGTTCATCATTCGCCAGTAAATTGACAGTGAAAGAATCTGTCGTACCATATTGAAATCCCACGGCAGGATATGCCGGAAAACCCTTCGGAATTTCCGATGACAGAAGCAGCCACCGCAGACCGTCCCCAGGCCCAGCATGTCGTGACGAGCGACAATCTGGCCGAATTCCAGCTTCGCCGCATGGGTTTAGCTGAGCCGCCACCCGCCGCCGATCCGACCCCGGAACCGGCAGCCGAGGCGCAGGCCCAGAGTGAACCCGAAGGCGAGCAGACCGAAGCGGGGCAGCAGCCCGAACCCGAGAAGAAACCCAATCCGAAACTGGAACGCAGGTTCAGCGACCTGACCCGTGCGCGCAAGGAAGCCGAGGCGAAAGCCGAAGCCGAGGCCGCTCGCGTCAGGGAGCTCGAGGCCCGCCTCCAGGCTCTGCAACAGGGACAGACGCCCGCCGCAGAGCCGGCCCAGCCCGCGCAGGTCGCGCAGGCCGACGCCGAGCCGCAGCCGGGTGATTACAGCGACGCTTTCGAGTATGCCAAGGCGCTGGCGAAGTGGTCATCCGACCAAGCCGTCAAGCGCGTCAAGGCCGAGGAAGCCGAGCGCAAGGCCAACGAAACGCGCCAGCAGGTCATTACGGCCTGGGCTGAGCGCGTGACGAAGGCCAAGGCCGAGATGCTCGACTTCGATGACATGGTGACCTCATCCGAGGTACAAGTCACCGATGCCGTGCGCGACGCCATCCTCGAGTCCGAGGTTGGGCCAAGGATTCTGTACCACCTGGCAGAAAACCCGGAACTGGGCAAGAAACTCGCCAGCATGTCCGTTGCGTCGCAACTGCGCGAGATCGGCAAGCTGGAAGGTCGGTTCGAGGCCGGCAAATCCCCCGAGACGCCTGCGTCAGCACCTGTAGCCGCTGTGCTCAGGCCCCGCGCAGCCGCCCCGATCACCCCCATCAAGGCCGTCGCAGCAGGCGCCGCAGCAGAGGTGGACAGCAGCGGAGAATTCCGAGGCAGTTACCAGCAGTGGAAGCAGATGCGCAGGGCCGGCAAGATCAAGTAAACCGAAGCGGCAAGCTGAGGTTTATCACACACACCGAAAGGAATCGCCATGAGCAACACCTTGCTCACCATCAGCAAGATCACCAACGAGGCCCTGATGGTCCTCGAGAACGAACTCACCTTCACGGGTGAGGTCGACCGCAACTACGACGACCAGTTCGCCGTCGTCGGCGCCAAGATCGGCGCGACCGTCAACGTTCGCCGACCGGGCCGCTTCATCGGCACGACCGGTCCGAACCTGAACGTCGAGGACTTCAACGAAACGTCCGTGCCCGTGACGCTGGACACTCAGTTCCACGTTGACACGCAGTTCACCACGCAGGATCTGGCCCTGTCGCTGGACATGTTCAGCGACCGCGTGCTCAAGCCCGCCGTGGCCGCGATCGCCAACAAGATCGACTACGACGGCCTGGGCATGGCCCGCCTCAAGACCGCCAACATCGTGGGCACGGCCGGCACCCCGCCGACCTCGCTGCTGACGTATCTGACGGCGCAGGCGTATCTGGACGCCGAAGGCGCTCCGCGCGACGGCCGGCGTTCGTGCCTGGTCGAGCCGTTCACCTCGGCGACCATCGTGGACAGCCTGAAGGGCCTTTTCAACCCCGCCAAGCAGGTTTCCGACCAGTTCGAGAAGGGCCTGATGGGCGTGGACAGCGCCGGCATGAAGTGGAAGATGGATCAGAACGTCGGGGCGCAGACCTTCGGCGCCTGGACCACGACCGCCTCGACGCTGACGGCGAACACGACCTCCATCGGCATCTCCTCGGGCTGGGCATCGTCGTCGACCATCACCCTGACGCACGGTGGTGGTCTGACGCTGCGCGCGGGTGACGTCATCACCATCGGCAACGTGTTCGCGGTGAACCCGCAGAACCGCCAGGCTTACGGCTCGAACCGGCTGCGCAACTTCGTCGTGAATTCGACGGTGACCGGCACGGGATCCTCGACGATTTCGGTGTCCGTGTCGCCTGCGATCATCACGGCGGGCCAGTTCCAGAACGTGACGATCCCGACGACCTCGGCCACCGCGACGGTCACCCCGTTCAGCATTGGCACCAGCGCCACGGGCACGGTGTCGCCGCAGAACATCGTGATGCACCGCAACGCGTTCACGCTGGCGATGGCCGATCTCGAGATGCCCGACGGCGTCCACTTCGCCGGCCGCGCGTCGGACAAGGAGCT